TACAAGTGTACTGAGCAGTTCCGGGTGGAGTCCATACCATATCATGAGTTGAATTACTTGCTGTAGAGTCCATAGTCCCTGTGACTACACCCTTACTCTTGACTCCCTTGTCTCCTGTGTAGGCTGGACTTGAGTTATCCGTAGTTCCAGTACTAACAATGATCTTGTAGTTGGAAGAACTAAATGCTCCTGCTCCATCTGTCCGTATTAAGTGAACTATTTCACTTGCGTCTGCTCCTGTTTTTATTGCGTTTGCAATATTATTAACACGGACTGATGCTTGGTTATTAATGGATTCAGAGTTACCAGCTTCTCCTAATCCTGATCTAGATTCAACCTCATTATCAGGTGTTGCAAAGACGATCTTGTATCGGTTTCTCATTGCCCTTCTGAATACATGGGCAGGGGTTGCTGGATTGGTATGAGCTACATCATAACTAGTATGGTCTAGAGGAAGTTCACTATTTAGAAGGTCTTTAGTTAACCTTTCTCCATCTAAACCTACGTTCCACTCAGTAATAAGTGCTTGATACTTTGCACCAAAGTCTCCAATCTTATAATAAAGTAAGGCTTCATAGGGTCTGGTACTAGGTAAGTCAACACTCTGTTTTACAGGTTGGGTTTTATTCAGTATAAAGGAGAAGTCGGCAATAGTGGTTGACGATAGACTATTAGGAGAAAATAAATTCTTAGGAGAAGTTTCGGTTGATGCAGAAAAGTTCTTGAAGTAATTGTTTGGTATAGAATTGGTAGCCATAGAAACTGAAGATGTGATACCATTAGTAGTACCGCTATGTTGCCCACTTGGATAACTAGTTGTCTGCTCTTTATCTAGTACGTACACTTCACTACCTGCAACTCCAGTAGCATAACCTGTGAGATCAATTAGTTTTACCTCTGTATTTACATTAGCAGTTGATCCATTTGTACCACTTGTAGTGCCACCTTTCATTATTAAGGCATAGGCTTCATCTTCACTTCTGCGAATAGTGTGAATAAAAACGTCATCACTAGTAGTTGATGATATACCCTCTATTTGAGCCACATGCTCCGTACAAGGTCTCTTTTCTAATCCACGAGCAATATGGGATAGCCCATTCTCCTGAATTTCGCCCTGAGTATTCAGTCTTAGTGTAGCGGGCTGCTGTGATATACCATTAATTAAACTTGGTATAGTCCCAGAAATTAAAGCCATTTATTTTCTCCATGCATAATGTTGGTTAGCATCTTGGTTCCTATCTACTACTCTAAAGGTGTCATAGTCATCAAAGATATTGTAGTCTCCCACTTCTGATTGATACTCTAGTAACTCTGCCCATGCCATTCCCTCATCATCAGCAAAGAACCTATGTAACTCACCTGACCCTACAATTCTATCGTGGAAGATACGTGATGCTTTAACTGCAATGTACCTTCTAGCTACTTCAGGTAAGCTATTAAAGGGTAGGAATACTACTTCATCTACAATAATTGTAGCATCAGATGCAAACACATCTGTATTATTTTCTCTATCATAAAGGAATCCTGCTCGTTCTACTATATCCTCTGTAGTAGAACGCTTCTTAGAAGTCGAGTCTACTCGGAGTATATTAGGTTCTACCACAAATTTACCTTTACCATTCGGTGTTTTAGTGACTTGTAGATCAGTATTGAATATCCACCCCTTTGATTGTACCTGCCTTGAGGTGCTGTGTAAGATGTCTTGAGCAATAGAAGCATCCTGTAATCCTGCATTATCATTCAGGTTCTTAATTGGTTGCTCTCCAATAGTGGTTAACATCATGTTTACCGCCTGAATATCCGACATGTGTTTTAGTGCTCTTTCTGTCATGCTACCTTTTTGTATTTATTTTTACCATCGGTTTTACCTAGGGGGTTACGTCTGCCCCATTTGAAATCTCCATTGTTATACATAGACTTAAACTGCCATGGGTGGAAAAGTATGTAGGAATCATCTCCTTGTGTTCCCTCTCCTAGAACCTCACGAGCATCTTCATTAGTATTCTCATATATTATTCCATCATAACCTAAGTCTTCATTTATAAACTTGATAAGTCCATGCATCTTATAATAGTGTATTGACGCTTTTGTTCCTTTAGACATCCTATCCCACTCTTGGTTCCAGTCATCTAAAGAGTATCCAACCTTGTTCATATCTTCTTCATAAAGTTCTCTTGCATGGTTTAACACTTGTTCTAGTGCAGTACCTTGACCAAAGTGATCCACTAGTAAAGGGAACTGTGTACCATCGTTCTGGAAGTCTTCAAGAATATCTGTGTCTTTTTCATCTGGTGAAGAAACTGAGTAGGTAAAGTCCGGCATTAAAGAAGGTTCATCCCAATCTTGATAACCACCTCTACTTAGATACTTAAGAAGTGTATCCATTTCAAAGCCCCCTAAGTCTCTAGTTCTAAGAGGTTTATTCATCTTAATAAATCCTGAGTAGAACTTTGCTTCCTTTGTACCTCCTTCAGGGGAGTATATTACATTCTGTAATTTGTCCCATTTTGATCTACCATGTTGCTTTAGAGAGCCATCACCTTGTTTGTCTAACACTCTCTCTATAGCTTGATTTAGAGTACCAAAGTGCGAGCTTTTTTCTACCTCATTTTCTATTTTTCTCATACCAGATAGTACATCTACATCCATTCCCATGTGTCTGTCCCAAAAGCCAATAAGGGGGGAAACACTACCTAGAGTTCCATGGTGTATGAGCTTTGGAATAATAGCTCCATCTCTTTCCACACTTATAGCAGAAGCTTGGTCACCCATGTTCCACCAGTTAACAAACTGCTCACTCTTCATTATTAGTTCTTTTGCTATCTTAGCATCATCCTGTTTTCCTAACTTCACTAAATCCTGAGAGTATCCTAGTATGAAGTTCTTCTCAAACTCTGTCCTCTGGTCTTCAGGTTTCATATACACACCTGTTTCTGGATGGTATAAGAGGTCATAGAAGTCAGCATGGAAGTCACCTTTTTCTCCAATGATCTCACCTATCACATTTCTATGTGCAATAATTTCCTCAAGTAGACCTGCTCTACCCTTACCTACATCTTGTAGATTCTTTGTACGAACTTCCTTACTAACTCCAGGAGTACGCACAGACTGTTCCATATTATTAAAAGCTGACTTAGCATTCTCGTGCATTTGCTCTTTTGCCTGAACGCTTAACTGCTCTTGATTTTTAACAGCACTAACCATTTCTTTTTCTCCCTTGTTTGCTACCTCTGAAGAGAGTAATGCAAAGGGGAGTCCTGCTCGGTTCCTTTTAACAAGTCTTAGTACAGCACTAGCTTCTTTTGATAAACCTTTGTTTGATTTAAAGTACCCTTGTCTCTTGACAACCTTCTTACTATAGTCTTTCCTAGCTAACTCACTTTTCATCTCATTAGTTTCCTGATAAATGTCGGAGAATCCTTGAGTAAGATAGTTTGTTTCACGATCTAATCCTTTTGCTGGATCAGGTTGCATCATTAATGCTCCACCTTCATCATACCTGTTTCCACCTACAGTATATTTTTCAGCCATTAGTTTCCTTGTAAAAAAAAGGGAGTACCCAAGTTAAAGGATACTCCCTAAGAGTTACCTTGCTTCTATAAACCTTGAAGCAAAGCTACAGCACACGCAGGACGTAACACGTTATGTCCCATTGCGTACTTAGACACCATTAATGTACCTTGGCGATTAATCTGATACTCAGACTCAACCGAAAGATCCATTAGTTTTACAGTAGCAACCGCATCTTGAGTCATTACTAATGCACGTACTCGTTGTGCCACATCGGAAAGAATGGCGGTATGACGGAGTACACCAGCGTTAGCAACTGACGCTGTGTTTGATACATGAGTGGTGAACAAAGCGGTAGATGTATTTGGTACATCGTACTGGTTAGTTCTTCCTGAACCAACTGCGGCAGCTAGAGGTTGATGGTCACCCCAAGCTGGATTATTGTTGGTTTCATGAACTGCAACAGCACCGGCAGCACCAGTCCACAAGTCAGAAGACCACGTAGTTCCTCCTGTATTAGTGAAAGAACCTAAGTGATTAGTTACATATACAGGCATACCTAAGATTGTAGGTACTTGTCCTGTTGCAACACTTCCTGATCCACCGAGGTCACGATTAAAGATTGCTAAATCATTCAGGTTACTTGTGCCTGAAATCTTAAACATATCATAGTACATGTCATTTGACATAACTATGAATGGATCACCCGGAACATTCTTATTAGTAAGAATACGCTTGGCATCCATTAATGCTTGTGCAATCTTTTTAGGATCACGAATACTACCAGCAACAGTTGTTGTAGTAGTTTCATCTCCACCCACAACTACGTTACCTGAGTAATCCTCGTCATCAAAAGCTGAGTAGTCTTGGATCATTCCTGTTCCTAGACCACCCATAACAGGGGCCTCACAGAGAGCACCTTTAATGGCAAGACGGAGGATGTTTTGGTCGGCAACTTTACCGAGACCAAACCCTGCTTCTTGAGTATAGATGGAACGTATGTCATAGTGTGACATCGCTTCGTCAATGTTCGGAACAAACTGAGCATTAACTAAGAGGTCGTCAACTGAGACAATCCGTTCACCTTGCTTAGAAGCACTTGGTACAATCTCTGCACCCGGTGTATGATAAGCCGCATCACGATACTTACCAGTCATCGGAAACTGAGCCGATTTACCTTTAGAGATCGTGCGGACACGATGCAAAGGCATCATTATGTTTTTGGACTGGAAAGCTGTAAGCACTTCTCCTGCGTATAACTTTAGAAATAACGCACGTGCATCTGCACCAGCATTATTCACTCCAGACCTATGTATAGCACTATAATCAGTAGCCATATTGTTTTTCCTTGATTAAGGGTTATTGTTAGTAACTCAGAAATCGTAGTCTCACAAAGGTCAGCACAGAGTTATCCCACGCATGGGGCAAAGTTCCTAC